GGTGCTGTAGGCCGAGCGGTTGCCGTCGATGGTGATGCCCTCGATCTTGACGTCCTCGGCGTTGTCGGCGATCACGAGGATGTGCCGCACCGTGCCCGACTTCTTCTTGAGCTTGCCCTCGCCGACGATGCGCACACCAGTCGGCACGGTCAGGAGGCCGTCGACCAGGAACGTGTAGCCACCGGGGATCACGATCTCGCGCTTGCCAGCAGCCAGGGCCGCGGCCACGTAGCTGGAGTCGTCGGCCACGCCGTCGCCCACGCAGCCGGTGTAGGCCAGCGGCGTGACGTAGCTCTTGAGGTAGTTCGCCACCCGCGGGCCGTTTTCATAGGCCACGCTCGGGCCCATGCCGACCATGGCCGGGCCCTTCGTTGCAGTGCTGGAGTCCAGCAGATCAGCGGCCAGGGCGGTCGCCGTCCCCGCGCTGGGCGCCGTCACTGACGGGTTGCCGTCCGAGTCGAACGACAGCAGCTTGTCGGCACGATCAGCCGCGGCCGGCAGTTCGGGCAGGACGCCAACCTCGGGGACCCGCAGCGATCGCGTGCTGTCAGCATCGACGTTCTGGATGGCCATCCAGAGCCGGTCGAAGTCGCCGTTGACGGTCTCGGCCAGCAGATCGCCATTCGTCGGGTACTCGGTCGACCGGACCAGCTGGATCACCCGCTGCAGCAGCACGGCCGCGCCGTTGGCCGGCGCGCTCGAGAAGGTGATGGACCCGCCAGCCGCCACGCCCAACCCGCTGACGGTGTAGGCGCTGGTCACAACGCCGTCGATGGTGACGACCAGGTCGTCCGCGTCCAGCAGGGTGAAGCCGTAGGCAAAGACCGTGGTCAGGCCGTTGCCAGTGTGTGGGTTGTACGGGACTCCAGAACCTACCGACATTTGCTGCCCTTTGCGTTGCGCGAAGGGCTGGCGGCGTCACACCTCTAGCTCAGCCTCGAAGACACCAGACCCCGGGCGCCAATCGTCGGCTTGCCCTGCGGCGCGAATCCGCGCCGAATCTGGGCCAGCTCGCTCGGTGAAGTCCAGCCGCTCGGGCTGGTCGGTGACGGCGCCGGCGCCAGCGTCGAGGTAATCGTCAGGCTGGTTTGTCACCGCCGGGTTCCATTCCTTCATCTGCGCCGGCATCGGGCCATCTGCCACCGACAGGTGCACCCACAGCATGCGCGACAGGATCAGCGGCTCGAAGGCCTCGAGGATGCGCTTGTTCTTCTGGGCTGTCGCGTTCACTTCGGTGACCCCACACACCAGGCCGCGCTGCTTCAGCGCCGCGCGCAGCACGGTCGGCGCAAACCCGCCGATGCCGTTGGTCTCCACCGTCACACGGCGAACCCTGAACTTCTGCACCAGGTCGCAGATGGCCGCCACCTGGCCGCCGGTAATCGTCTTGTTGTCGCGCTCGTCGAACTTGGCGATCTCGCCGGTCAGCGCCTCGGACCGGTGCCAGTAGCGCACACCATGCTCGTCTTGGAAGACCAGCGCCAGGGCCGACGTGTCGCTGCGCAGCTTGCCGCTGGAAGGATCCCAGCGCATGGCCGCGCCGACGATGCGCGCCTTGCCGAGCCACAGCTGCGGATGCTTGTTCGCGGTCTTGAACTCGGGCTCGGCGGCGTAGATGGGGAGCTTGTCGGGGTCGAGCCGGATGTCGGCCAGCGGCTTGGCCTCGAGGAGGTACTGCGAATCCCAGGCATTGAGCGTGCGGGTCTTCTTCCGCCGCAGTGCGATCTCGTCGCGCGTGAACCGATCCGGCCAGGCGCAGCCGGTGCAGATGTCCAGCACCACGCCAGGCGGCGCGGCGAACACGATCTCCTGCCCGTCGACCACATAGTCGCGGTGCTCCACCAGCATGCGCGCACCCTTGTGGATGCCGGCCAGGACATAGAGCCCATCCTCGTGCACCTCGAAGTCGAAGCGGAAGCGCGTGGCCTTCTGGGTGTCGGTGTGCCGCTTGACGTGCGCGAACAGCGGGATCTTGAGCATCGCGGCGCCGCCGGCGATCAGTTCAGGGTAGATCGAGTCCATGGTGTGCGGCGTGCCGATGTAGGTGGCCTGGCCGCCTGGCACCAGAATGTGCGTCGAGTCGCTGATCCGGTGCCGCAGCTTCTGCCGGGCTTCGGGCGTTTCGATGTTGCCGGGCACCTCCACGTCGTCGAAGTCGACATCGTCGGCCCGGGCGCCGGTGGCGTTGCTGTCCACGCCCACCGCGCGCATGCTGGCGTTCCGCGCATCCTTGGCGCCGTTCACCCAGAATCGCTTGCGGCCCGGCTTGCGGCCGGCCAGCAGTGGCGCGGTCAGCGGGTGATTGCGAAGGACGTTGATCACGTCGGCCGTCAGCATCTCGGCAGTCGGTCCGTCTGCAGACCAGACCAGGGACCGGCGCGAGTGGTCGCGGTAGAACTTCCATGCCTTGTAGCCGGCGTAGATCGTCGACTTGGCCGCGCCGCGGAAGACCATCAGGACCCGCTCGGGTGCGTCGCACGTCTCCAGCCAGGTGCACACGCGCACATGCAGCAGCGGGACCTTCCACCCCTGGGCGCGAGCCCAGACCACCCAGAAGGTGAGGAAGGAGACCGTCGCCGGATCGCGCTCAGGGCTTGCCATGCACCGACTTGTCCCACTTTGCCTTCTTGGTGCCGGTCTGCAGCTCGCGCATCAGGGCTGCCGCCTGCTTCTCGGCCGCCTGCAGCTCGCTCTCGATGCCGTCATCCACCGGCGGCTGGTCGCCAGCAGGCGCTGCCGGCGTCGTGCCAGCGCCCGAGACCTGCGCCGCGCCGATCCGGTTGCTGACCCGCGTCTCCAGCACCAGCACCGCGGCCGCCGTCTTGCGCACCCAGTACAGGTCACCGCGGGTCTGGGCATCCATGGCGCCCAGCTTCAGTCCCTTGCCGGGCCAGTGCTCGGGGTCGGCTTCGTCGATGAAGACGTCGAGCAGCTTCTCGCTCAATGCCTGCAGGCGCTCGAACTGGTCTTGGCGCATGGTCAGTCCCCCGCGATGTCGGCAAAGCTGGGCGCGCGGTCCGGCGTCCCGGTACCGGGTGGTGGAATCACTGTCCAACCTGCAGCACGCAGCCGCGCGTGGGTAAGAATGGCAGCAGCCATGATGCGGTTCCTTCGCAGAGTGGTTAGAGGCCGCGCGGTGGTTCCAAGCACTTCGCGGCCTCGCCTATTTTCTGCGATCACCGGCTGTCGTGCACGCTCAATTGCCGAAGGCTGCTGCGAAGTCCGGGGCTCGCATGTCGTCGAACGACGCGCCGGGGGGAAGGAAGTAGTCCTGCCCCCACTCCTTCCGAGCGCGCTGCTGGATGCGCGACAGATACCCTGGGCTGGCCCACTCCTGCAGCGAGTGCAGCACCGCGTGGTCGATGGCCGACTTGGCGTAGAACAGGTTCACCAGCGGCGCGTGGCCCTTGACGAAGCGGATCGCTTCCGCGCCAGCGTGGGTGTCCTTGCCCTGGGCCATCTCCATCAGGTTGCCTTGGGTCAGGTCGATGGCCGCGCCGATGCTGCCGAACACCGGGCCGGCCGCGCCGATGGTGCCCTCCCAGCCGCGCGAGCCGCGTTCTTCTGGCGGGTTCAGCAGCAGCGACCCGAGGAATCCGAAGCCGCCGCCTTGCAGCACGGCCTGGGTCCAGAATTTGACGCCCTTGTCCTCTATCGGGTCCATGTTCACCGGGTCCTTGCCATCCCGCAGGTGCTTCGCCTGCAGCGAAATTGCGCCGGCCACGCCCATCATGGCGACCAGGCCGCCGATGAGCGCCATCCGGTTGACCGGCGTGCTGCCTTGAAAGCCCATCGGTGCGCCCTCCAGCCCCTGCGGCGTGTCCAGAATGCGGCGCCAGTGGCGCGTGAACATGGCAACCGGGAACGCCTGGAACTGGCCGACCAGGCGCAGGACCTCGCCTGCCACCGTGCCCGGCTGCGTGCCGCGCCGGATGAACGCTCGCGCGGCCACATCCGGCTCCACGATGGCCATAGTGCTTTCGTGCGACAACAGCGACATGTATCTCTTCACCACGCCGGCGGCGTCAGGGTGCCCGGTGGCGTAGATCGCCTGGGGCGTCAGGATGTCGCCCCACTTCGTCGGCATCAGGCTTGCCGACTGCATCACCGCCCAATCGGCCTCCGTGATGCCACGCGACTGCAGCAGCACCTCGCGCGTCCACTGATCCAGTTCGCCCCAGCCCTTGCCCATCCAGCGCCCCATGCCCTGCTGCATGGTCAGCGAGAACGCCCGGCGCCACGAGTCGGTCCAGTAGTTCATCAGCGACAGGCGCATGGTGGACTGCGACAGCCGGCCGGACCAGTTGGCCGAGACATGATCCACCGACATGCGATTGAAGCCGTCGATTAGAGTGTCGGCGATCAGGCCCTGCGAGTCCATGAACTGCACCAGCTCGCGCCGCGCGACGGGCGTCAGGCTGCGCGCCGAGTTCTGGATGGCCTGCAGATAGTCGAGCTTGTTGAACCCAACCGTGGCGAAGTAAAGCGGCGCGTCGCTGATCGCGCTCAGCGTAGCGCTGCCCAGCTTGGCGAACACCTCGACGTTGCGCGCGTGCTGCCAGAAGCGGGCAGCGCCGGCGCCGGTGAATCGGCCGCTGACCTTGCCCATGGTCACGGCTTCCAGCGCGCTGCCGATCACGGGGGGCGTGAACTCCCACTGCGCGGAACCGCCGCCCGCCACTGCGTGCCAGTGGTGATCCAGATCCGAGAACGCCACCAGCGGCACGTTGCCGGATGCGTTGGCCTTGGCTGCCATGTCGCGCTGCAGCCGGTGCTGGGCCTGCGGGTTCGGGCCGAAGCGCTCAATCAGCGCGATGTCGCGGGCCATCATCTCTACGTGCCCGACCAGGGCGTCGTACATACCGCCCGAGCCGTACTTGCTCATTGCGCGCACGTAGGCCTCGCCGTCCTTCCAGTGGATCTGGCGATGTTCTGCGCCGCGGTTCGCGGTGGCGCCGGCCCCCTTGAACGCGCCGGGCTCGGCGGTGTTCGCGCCATTGGTGGCAATGGTCTCGCCGGCCGCCCTCAGGAATGCCATCACCTCGTCGTCGGTCATGCGGGTGCCATCTTCCCGCGTGTACTTGCTGCGATCCACTTCGCCGAGCACGTCCTGCGCAAAGCGGTCGTAGCCGGCCGACAACACGCGCTCGCCGTCCCAGGCGTTTGGCATGTAGCCATAGTCCAGCCGGCCGACATCGCCGCCAGCCGCGTTGAATCGCTGGCGCACGGCCTCGTTGACCTTCTCGAACTCGGCCGCCGCCTTGACCGCATCTTGGTTGCCGGTGCCAGCCTTGCCGCGGGCGTGAATCTCCATAGCGATGTCGCGCGTCATCGCGGGGTTGTCGGCGTCGAACAGGATCATCAGCGCCTTGCGGCCCAGCGTCGCGCCCTGCCGCGATCCGGCCGCCTCGATCGCGTCCATCATCTGCCCGATGTACTCCTTGGCCAGCGCATGCCCCTCGTCGGATGCTTTCTGGATCTCGTCGGCCCAAAATTGGCCTCGGGTCATGTCGCGCTGCGCGGCCTCGCCTGCGCGCACCTCAACCTCGGCGGTCTTCAGCACCTGCAGCTGCGCGTTGCGGATCTTGCGGGCCGCTTCGCCAGCAATGTCCTGCATGGCCATGCGAGCAGCGGCCAGCGTCCGATCGTCTGCCGTCATTGCCTGCCAGGCCTGCAGATCGCGGTTGCGCAGCGCGGTGGCCGCACCCTTGATCCGTGCTTCAATCTGTGCCGCTTGGGCGTCAGTGAGAGGCGCCCTTCCCTGCGACGCCCGGGCCGCGTCGAGTTGCAGTCTGCATTGGGGCTTCATTTGGAATCCTTCCTTGTCACTCTGGGCACGATCATCGGACTGCTGGCCATCGGGCCGCTCTACATTGCCGGCAACACTGGATCATGGCGCCGCGGGTGGGAGGCTGCCAAGTCCATGCTGTGGGTGCTCGGCGCGCTGTCGTCCATCGGTGCTGTTGTCGGCCTGCTGGTCTTCGTGGTTGGCTAGAACCCGTTCAGCAAGGCGCATTCGGCAGCGACCTGAACCAGCGGCGCGTTGGCCGCCAGTTCGTCGGCTTCCGCTTTTGCGGCTGCCATGAAGTCCGCCATCGGCATTGACGCATCCATGCCGTCCACTTGTACCTGCAGGTCGGGGAAGCGGTCGGCGACCATGGCCATGCGCGAATCCATTACCGCCCGCTCGGCAGCGCCGGCCACCGCATCGGCGCCGGTGGGCGCATCGCCGAACATGCCCATCTGCCGGCTGTCGCCCAGGGAGTTCACGGTGTCGACCATGCCGCCGATCATCTCGGCGATGCGCTTGGGCGCGCGGGCGTTGAGGCTGACCGCCTCGAGCATCGCGGCAATCTCGGGGCTCAGCCCGTCGCCGAACATGCTGCCTTGAGCCATGAACTGCTGCACCGTGCGGCCCTCGCTGCGCAGCTGCGAGAACAGGCGCACCGCTTCGACCAGGGGCCCAGCAATGTCGGCATCCTGCCGGGCGCCGGCCTGGGCCAGATCCGCCAGCTTGGCCACCTCGGGCGCGGCCCGCAGCATGCCGGCCAGGATGTTGCGCACGTTGGCGTCGGTGCTCTCGGTCAGCATGGCCAGGATGTCGGCGTCGCCGTAGGCCTTGGCGAAGACCGCATTGCGCAGCCGGTTCATGCCCGCCTGGGACAGCTGG